TGATTTTTATGGTCAATCAGCTAGTAGTTGCACTTCTTTTTCTGGTAGTGAACAGTCAAAAGAGGCTTGTGAACTAGATCCAGAAATTACTTACTATCATAACGGTTCTGGTACTTATCCAGTAGCTGGAGATAATGTTTTTACTGACAGCAGCTGCAGTGAAGCTCTTTCAGAAGGATCTTATAAAATGGCTAGTGGAAATGTAATGGTAATTGGAGAAGGTGGTCAAGTGTCAGAAACTTTCTCATGCTAGTAAAAAATTAAATAACCGAACTATCAAGTGATAGTATATAATAACCAACGTTTAACTTAAAACCAAATACAATGACGTTTTTATATACCCGCACCAATACGTGGAATAGTGCACCACAACCAACAGAAGACACCATAAAAGCATGGAAACACATCTCACAAAAAAAAAATTGGAGAATAGTACAATTGCCAAATGGGTTTTTACAAACCGAATATAGAGACATTGATGATCCAGAGACTTGGATAGATGTTACCAGAAGAGAAACAATAGCAGGTGCAGAGCAAGCAATAGATAGCTCTATAGCTCACTACACACAAAAGCTAGAGTTTGTTAAAGGACCTAAAGTAGTTAAAACCTTTAAGTAGTATTCAAAACAAATAAAATTTAATTAAATCAAATGGAAGAAGTAAAGTTAGTAAAAGAACTGGCTTTTGGTGATCATGCCAAGAGCCAGATACTAGCTGGCGTAGAAAAACTAACTAATGCGGTTGCATCAACGTTAGGCGCTAGTGGAAAATGTGTTATATTAGAAGATCATACAGGCAATCCTATAATTACAAAAGATGGAGTTACTGTAGCTAATGCTGTTAATTTAAGACATCCTATAGAAAATATTGGAGCAACATTAATAAAAGGTGCTGCTCAAAGGACAGTTAAAGATGCTGGTGATGGTACTACAACAGCAACTGTTTTGGCTAAAGCAATACTAGACCAAGCTAATGAACATTCTTTATTAGAAGATAATAGATCCATGAAAGATGGTATAAACTCTGGAGTTTCTAAAGTTATAGATTATTTAAATAAAAAATCTAAGAAAATAACAGGTGATAAAATAGACCAAGTAGCTACTATATCTGCAAATAATGATAAAGAAACAGGAGCTTTAATAGCTAAAGCTTTTAAAATGGTGGATGAAACAGGTATAGTAATGATGGAGATTAATGATCAACCTAAAACAACTGTAGAGCTAATTGAAGGAGTTCAATATAATCAACCATTAAAAAGTTCTCATTTTATCACAGACAAAGAAAAAGGAACTTGTGAACTTGAAAACGCTTTAGTATTAATAGTAGAATCACCTATAGAAAGTTTAAGACAAATTCAAAAAATACTTGAACATATAATACAAACAAAGCAAAGTCTATTAATAATAGCAGATGTAGAGCAGCAAGTTATTTCTGCTTTAGCTATGAATAAAATGAAAGGCAATTTAAAAGTAAACGTGCTAGACGCTCCTGTTTATGGCGTTAGTAAAAGAGATACTTTAAATGACTTATGTGCTGTTACTGGAGCTACTCTTATCAATGAAGATTTAGGAGACGATATGGATATAATAGAACCTGAGCATTTAGGTAGTTGTATAAAAGTTGTTTCTAATAAAAGCGAAACGTTAATTCAAGTTGATTTGTCAGATAATAAAGAAGTTGATAAAACAATAAACTTTATTGAAGATAGATTAAAAGAAGAAAAAGCACCTGGATTAGTAGTTATGTTAGAAAAAAGATTAGCAAATTTAAAAGCTAAAGTTGCAGTAGTTAAAGTAGGTGCTAATTCAGAAGTTGAATTAAAAGAAAAGAAAGATAGAGTAGAAGATGCTATTTGTGCTACAAAAGCTGCGATCAAAGAAGGTATAGTGCCAGGTGGTGGTATAGCTTTGTTAAATGCTAGTTTTAATTTAAAACCAACTTGCATAGGTGAAGAAGTACTTTATAGTGCTATAAGAAAGCCTCATGAGTTGATATTAAAAAATGCAGGTATTGATGAATTAAAAAAGTTTGAAAACGGTAAAGGATTAGATGTGGTTACAGGAAATACGGTTGATATGGTAAAAGCCGGAATTATAGATCCTTTGTTAGTTACTAAAAGTGCTTTAATTAACGCAGCTTCAGTAGCTACAACTATTATGTCAACCGATTGTGTAATCAATAATGTTAGAGATGAAAGCAATAGGTAAGTACATAGTAATAGAAACTATAAAAGAAAAAAATATTAAAACTGATGGTGGTTTAATATTAACAGAAAAGCAAAGAGAAGATATTAGGTACCGACAAGCTAAAGTTATAGCTGTTGGTACTGATGTTGAAGTTATAAAAAAAGGCGATGTTATTTACTATGATAAAGCCGTTGGCTTCAACATAGAACTAAAAAACAAAGAATACAAGATCATAAAACAATTTGATGTTGTTATAATTTTATAATTATGAGTAGACTAAGAAAAAACGTAAAAACAAATACTAAACAACCTTATAAAGGAGATTTTTCACAGACATTTATGGGAGGATTGTCTACACAAACACCATTTGCTAAGGTTAATCTAGCGGCGATGAGAAGTGCAGCTAGAACCACTAGTGGAACTGGTAGTGGTGGATCAAACACTGCTGCTGCAAGAGCTGCTTCAAGACTTGCTGAAAGAGCTGCTGCTCGTGGAAAATCTAGCATAGGCGGAGTAAGGGGTTTGTTTGGTAAAGTGAAAGAAAGGGCTAAAGCTGTTGTTGCTGGAGCCGCTGCAGATGCAGAAGCCAAAATGAATGAATTAAAAGAAAAGGGTGCAGCTGCAGCTGCTAAAAATAATGTAGGTGGTAAAGATCAAATACCTAGTGACACTGATTATTCAAGAGAAGAAGTTGGTGCGTTTTTTCAAAGAGTCAAGTTAGCAAAAGAACAAGAAAAATTAGATGCTGATAAAGCAGCCGCAGAAGATGCTGCAGCAGAAGAAAAAGAAGATGAAGTAAAAAATAGGCCTGGTGGTTTAACCAATGACTACGATTGTGACATGACTAAGGCGGATAGAAAAGCAGAGAAAAGAGAGAACAAAGGAGAGATTAAAGACGAGAAAAAAGCCTGTTTTAAAAGAGGTCCAGGTGGCAGTAAAAAAACTTGTGGTTTAGGTAGAAAGAACAAAGCTTGTAGACAACACAGAAAAAAATGTAGACAAACAAAAAGAGGTGCTATGAAAGAAAATAGACAACTAAATAGAGCTATAAAGAAAGAGTGTCCTAAATGAGAAGATTAAGCTCTATTGACTTAAAAGAATTAAATTTACTTAAACATTATAGAATTATTAGGAAATGGGCTTGTAAAACAAGTGATTTAAATGACGCTGATTTAGAACTGTTAATATATTTAGACGCTATAGAACATTTCACTAAAGATGATTTTAAAAAAGGTACGTACTCATATAGTTGGGATAACAGACGCTGGAACAGATTATTGAAACAAGGGTGGATTACAGTGTGGAGAGAAAGAAACCGCACCACTCAAAAATATCATATATATAAAGTATCCTACAAGTGTAAACAACTTATTAGTCGTATGTACCGTATAATGTTAGGCGAAGAAGACATGCCTTTAAAAAAGTTAGAAAGCAATAACAAATACAGTTATAAAGTAACTGCGAGAGCTATTTCTTTTGTAAACAAAGATAAAACTAGAACAAATGCCATATAAACAAAAAAGTCCATTTGGAAACTTTAGGAATCCAAACAAAACTAAAAATAATTATAATCCTGTAGATTTTAAAATGCCGGATCTTTCGTCTATATATAATAAAACGGCAGATGGTAGTACTATTGTTGAAGAGTCAGATAAAGAAGGAGCTAATCAAGGCAAGGTAAACGAAGGAATATTAGATAAAATTAATAAAAGTACAGGGAATCCTTCAACACCTAGCGCTATAAAAAACGAAGCTCAAAAAAGAAAACTAGAAGTAAAAGCAGAAGAAAAAGCATTTAAAACTTCTTTAAAAGACGCTAGACAAGCTAAAAACTTAAGAGCTAAGTATCAAACAGCAGAAGAAAAAAAGCAAGCTACAGAAGCTTTTAACACTATTAAAAATGAAGCTAAATTTAGAAAAGAAGCTAAACGTAAAAGAATAAATAAAGAAGATTTAAGAAGTGGAGTAATGGGACCTACAGCTCCACAACCGCCTACAGTAAAAAAAGAAAAACCATTATCTCAAAACATGTTAAATCAAGCTCATAATGTTCGCATAATGGATAAACAAGGTAAGCAAGGTAAGTTTAGCCAGATGATGGATAAATCACAAAAAGAAAATCTTCCAATGGATCGAATGAAGATTACAGACGTTGGAATTCTTACATACGGTGGCGCAGGTAAAGCTCCATTTAAAAAACCAACAAAAACAAAAGTTGCTAATTTATACACTCAACAAGAGCAAAACGATGATTTAAATGAAATGAATAACTTAATGGATGACAGAAAATTTAATGCTATCAATAACCCTCTAGGAAGAGGTTTTAATATGGTAAGTAGAAAAGGTTCTGCATTTCCTATGGTTTCAGATAGTCCTTTAAATGTAATAACAAATGGTGCGCTTCGCGGAAGTGGAGTCACAGGCGCAGGTACAGGTACAGGTACAGGCACAGGCACGGGCACAGGCACAGGTGCGGGTACAGGTGCGGGGAATAACACAAGCGTGGGTACAGGAAATAGTACAAACGTAGGTACAGGAACAGGTACAGATGCAAATACAGGAACAGAAAATAGTACAGAAACAGGAAATAGTAGTGTCGCTAATTCAGGAACAGGAAATAGTACAGGAACAGGAAATAGTACAGGAACAGGTAGTGTCGCTAATTCAGGTGCAGTAACAGTAGGATCAGGCAGTACAGGCAGTACAGGCAGTACAGGAACAGGCACAGGTACAGGTGCAGGTAGTGGCACTAATGCAGGTGTTAAAACTGGAGGTGGAAGCACAGGCGGTACAGGAACAGGAGGTATTGGTGGAAGCACAGGTGTATTAATTGGAAATGGAGGTGGAAACACAGGTTCACTTAATACTACTGCTAATGAAGTAGTGGGACTTGATAAATCTTCAGAAGATAACAAAACATATGGTTATGGTGCAAGTAACCAAGAAGGAGCTGGAGCTTTAAACCCATTTGATGCTTCAAATTTAGCTGCTCAACCTAAAGGTGATAGAGCCGGTAAAGGACAAGATACAGGTAAGCTTACTAATAATGTTTTACCAGGCTTGTCTGCTGGATCAGTACCAGCAAGAGGTATACAAAGAGATATGCAGTTTAACAATAAAGCTATGTCTTCAGGTGAACTATACGCACCACCACAACCCACAGGTATGAATGCTAATACAGACAGTAGCTTCAATACTCCACAATCAAACACTATGGAAGGTGATGGGGCCATGCCAATGTATGCAACTAGTAGATCTTCATTTCCTAAAATAGATTTTAAATCACTAAAAAAAGGAGCATTAAGAGAGGAATTAAATGTACCTAAAGGAGAAAAAATACCTTTAAGCAAACTAGAAATAAAAACTGGAGATAGTAATACAACTAAAAAAAGAAAAAACCTAGCTAAAACAATGAGGGGTTTTAATAGGTAAAAGTGAATAAATACTACGTGATTATATATAATACACGAACATTAAAAAAAAAAGATATGAAATATATGAACCAATTTCCAGCAGGAAAAGATATTAGCCCTAAGTGTAAGCCTTATGGAACTAGAATTATGAAATCAAATAACTCTACTATTACACCTACACTTAAGAAAATTGACAATGTACCTTACAAAGGTAATCCTGCTTTATTAGCTCAAAGATAATGGGTTTAGAAGATTTAAAGTTATATTGCTTAAATATAACTTCATTCACTATAGCAAGCTTAGATTGGATGGAACCTATGTTAGAAATAGTATTGTTATTAATGACTATTGGATATACAGCACATAAATGGTATAAGCTCAAAAACAAATGAGATTAGTAAAAGAAATTATAATACACTGCTCCGCTACTAGAGAAGGACAAGACGTGCCGGTTGAAACAATAAAAGACTGGCATATTAATTCTAGAGGATGGAGCGACATCGGGTATCATTTCTACATCGAACTAGATGGAACTATAAAGAAAGGTAGAGATATAGACCGAATCGGAGCTCATTGCAAATCACATAATAGAAATAGCATAGGATTATGTTATTGTGGAGGCGTTGAAGCAGATGGTAAGACTCCGAAGGATACTAGAACACAAGAGCAGAAAGATAGTCTCTTACATGTGCTTAAAACACTTAAAGCAATGTACCCAGAGGCAGTTATTTATTCACACAGCGAGTTTGCCAACAAAGCATGCCCGTCATTTGATGCAACAGGAGAGTATGAAGATATCTGAAAACACAGAATTTAAAATTGATATAAAAACTGTAATTGGAATAATAATGTTAACAACAACTTTTGTTGGTATGTATTATTCATTGCAAGATGACATTACCGAAGCTAGAAACTTACCACCTACAGAAGTTAAAAGATTAGAGTATGATTTAAAAGAGAAATGGAATCATGCTAATATAGAAGATTTAAAAGAAAGAGTTGATATGATGGAGCAGATGAATGATATATTATCTGAAGAAATTAAAGTTCTTTCTACACTAGTTAAGGACGGCACAAAGACTGATGGTAAGTTAGATGAATTAGCTAAGCAAGTTTTAGCATTAAAATCAAAAAAACGTAGATAGTGTCTTTAAAAAAAACAAAAAGAAAAAAACCATGTTGGAAAGGTTTTGTTAAAAAAGGTATGAAAAAAAAAGGCGGTAGACTAGTAAATAACTGTGTACCTATAAAGAAAAAGTAATGGCTGAAAAATTAGATAAAAAATCTTTAACGTGCAATAAGCCCAGGAAAACGCCTACACATAGAACTAAATCTCATGTTGTAAAGGCTTGTCAAAACGGTAAAGAAAAAATTATTAGATTTGGTCAACAAGGTGTGAGCACTGCTGGTAAACCTAAGTCAGGGGAATCTTCAAAGCAAAAAGCACGTAGAAAAAGTTTTAAAGCTCGACATGGGAAAAACATAGCTAAAGGCAAAATGTCTGCAGCATATTGGGCTGATAAAGTAAAATGGTAATATGGAAAAAGTAGGATTAGGTGACGTTGTAGAAAGGTTTACTACAGCCACTGGAATAAAAAAATTAGCAGATAAAATACCTGGAGGCTGCGGCTGTAAAGGTAGAAAAGAATTATTAAACGGAATTAAAGTTCCAAAAATTTTTTAAAAATGAACGATAATAAAAAAGGACCAAGTAAAGCTTTAGTTGGAGATCAAGACAAGCTACCTAAGCATTTACAAGAAAGTATTTTATCAGCACCAGGTATGGTTGATATGGATGCTCCTGGATTTTATAATAAAAGCAAGAGTAAAGTAGAGCAAGATTACGCTAGAAATGCTATTAGCGATTATAAAAAAGGTAAAGAAAAACAAGCTAGCTACGAAAAGAAAAAAGAACTAGAAGTAGCTGCTGGCGAGGGATATTTTCACTCAGGCACTAAAATAACTAAGCATTCAAAAAATAATAGATCATAATATGTCATTTAAACTAAAATCTCCTTATAAGATAAATCCAGTATCTGTACATCAAGTACCTTTTTCCCCTGACAACATAGGAGAGAGTAACGGTTTAGTAGCGAAAGCTAATGATAATGGTACTATAATAATGAATAAAAATATACCACAAGATTCTAAGCTTTATAATAACGCGATGTCTCATGAAGGCAGACATCTCAAAGACATGATGGACAATAAGCTTGCTTATGACGAAAACTTTGTTTATGAAAACATGAATGGCAAGGGTGTAAAAAAACATAGCAGAAGTAGTTTTTCAGAAGATGACAAAACACTTTCTTGGGAAGCTCCAGCTTATAAAGATGGAGACAACGGTGTTGAGCACGATTTAAGACCTAAGCCAAATAAACTATCTGGAGTGCCAAGTATGAAAGATGAAACGCCTATAGCTTTTAAAGTTATGGGATCTAGGCATAGAGAAGGTAGATCACCTGATAAGGAAAAAATATCTATGAACGAGCGTTTTGCAATGTATGCACCAGCTAAAACTTGGGGTGGCCCTTCTATGGATACTGATCCACTTGTTTCAGGTGGAGAACCTGATGCTGGAGGTAATTTAGAAAAAAGCCCTGAGTTCTCTCCAAAGAAAAATGATGAATATACTGGACCTACTATTTCATATAATCCATCTAATAATAAATTTACTTACACTCAGGGTGAAGGAGGTTCAATGTCTATTAATTCTTTAGACGACTTATATGGCGGTAATATGGGTGGAAAGAAATTTGACTATATGAAAAATGTAAAACTTGACGAAGACCTTTCACCAAAGGCTGATGGCGGGGATAGATCAAACTATAATAGAGAATTCAATAGTATGATGAAAAATACAACAGCCGCCAGAAGTAATTTCGCGGCTAATAACAACTACTTTAAAAATGATAGAGCAAATGCTTCGCTACCAACGTCCAGGCAGGACAGTGGCAAGGGAGATGGAAGCACGGTTCAATATCAATTATCTCCAGACTTTGCATGGGATGATACACAAAATAATAGAGATAACATGAACAGGATGGAGTATGTACAAAGTTTTTTCGACAAAGACGGCAAGCCAAGTGATAAATATGCAGGAGGTAAATTCAAATTTGGAAGAAGTGCAGGAGATGCAGAAGATCAAAAATATTTAAATAGTAGTTTTAAAAATCAACTTAGTAATAGAAACACAAGATATTTAGCGGATAATTTTTCTTCAGACGAGGCTTTACAAAAATTTGCTAAAAACCATCCAAATACTTTTAAAATATCGGAGAACTATGACTTCTAAAAAAACATTTAAAGAAACTAAAATAGGTGCTTTTTTATCAAGTAAAGCTCCTAAAGTATTACAAGCTCTTGGAGACGTGCTACCTAACCAAGGAACTCTTGGTGTAGTAAAAAATCTTATATCAAGTGATAATAAGATTAAGGCAGTTGATAAAGAGCAAGCTTTAAAGCTTATAGAGCAAGACATATCTGAAATGAAAGAAGTGTCTAATAGGTGGAACTCTGATATGAAGTCAGACTCTTGGCTTTCTAAAAATACACGTCCACTAGCTCTTATATTTTTAACATCGTCTGCTGTAGTAATGATGTCTATAGATTCTTTTCATTTACAATTTGACGTAGATGAAGCATGGATAAGCCTATTAAAAACACTACTGGTAACAGTTTACGTAGCATACTTCGGAAGTCGTGGTGCTGAAAAAATAACAAAAATAAATAAATAAAAATGAACGGTTTAATAGGAAATATGATGGCTCAGCCAAGAGTTTTTGGTCACGACGCCGTGGCTTTAACAGCTGGAACAGGAGCAATAGCAAACACAACAGAAAGAGGTGTTGTAATATATAATGGTAGAGCATCAGAACCACAAGACATTACAATAGTAACCGAAGCTGGAACTCAAGTTGAATTTAAAAGTGTACAACCAGGAACAGTTGTAGGTGATAAAACACCTATGCTAGCTATTAAGTTACTCGTAGGTGTTGACTGTGTAGCTATATACTAAAACAATAAAATCAAATCAAATGAATAAAGTAACAGTTGATAGTGGAATACTATCAAAAGACGAATTAAAAGTAATCAAAGACCAACAAACAAAACAAGGTACAATAGTGCAGCAGATAGGAGTTTACGAAACACAAAAACATCAGCTAATGCACGATTTAGCAGCTGTCAATGAAGCTGTTAATGAAACAAAACAAAATTTAGAAGCTAAATATGGCAGTATAAATATTGATCTTGAAACTGGTAATTGGAAAAGAATAAAAGAGGAAGATGTCGAAAATAAGAAAGATTAGTATAGGTTCTGATTACAAAAATGATGCTATGCATTATTCTCTTGGTTTAGAAGTGTATGGAGGCCACGTTGTTAGTGATATAATTTTTGAAGAAAAAGATCAATCATACAATATTTTTATTAAAAAAAATAATGAAGTTCTTCCTTGGAAAAAATTTAATAATAATATGGCTGTTGCTTTAGAATACGACTTAAAGTATTGATGAATAGTTTATATGAGTTTATTGTTAAACCTTTAAATGAAAGGTATAATAATAAAAAAAATGTAGGTGATAAAACACTTATATTAAATACTAATATAGAAGATCATACTTTTGTAAGCAAAAAAGCAATTGTACTATTTAAACCAGTTGCTTTTTCAACCTCAATAAATGTTGGTGATGAAGTTTATGTTCATCATAATATATTTAGAAAGTGGCATGACCAAAAAGGTAGACAAAGAAATAGCAGTAAATACTTTAAAGACAATATGTATTTTGCTAATCCAGAGGAAATTTATATGTATAATAATAAACCTCATTTAGAGTATTGCTTTGTAAAACCTATATTAAATAAAGATATTTTAAAGAACCGAAAAGAACAACCTAATATTGGTATAGTAAAATATAACAATAGCACCTTAGAAGCCCTAGGAATAACACCTGGGACGCTTATTACTTTTACACCTAACTCAGAGTTTGAGTTTATTATAAACGGTGAACGACTTTATTGTATGAAATCAAATTATATAGCTTTAGTAAATGAATACGAAGGAAACGAAAAAGAAAATAATCCAAGCTGGGCATAAGGCTATTGAGGAATTAATTAAGGTAGCAAAAGAAAAGATTGTTGACTCAGACGATGACGTAAGCGCTGACAGATTAAAAAACGCTGCCGCAACAAAAAAGTTAGCCATAATGGATGCTTTTGAAATACTCACTCGTATACAGGAAGAAGAAAACATGTTAAACGAAAAACCTAAAGAAGTTAAAGAACAAAAAGCTTTTAAAGGTTTTGCTGAAGGTAGAAGTAAATGAGTTACAAACAAACACTTTGGAAAGAAATTGAAGATGTTGTAAATCCTAAAATACTAGCTAAAAATAATAGGCTTAAAAAATGGGATTATGGTTATAACGTAGAGTATGACTTTGTAGTAATAAGTAAAACTGGAAAAATTGGACAAATCATTGAAATACAGAATCTCAGGATTGCTTTACCAACAGCAGATGAACCGTTTAAACGAAGCAAAAAAAAAGAGGATCAATACTGGGAGCAGGCCGAGTACCCCAAAGAATTAAAAAAAATAAAAAGTAGGTTTGATTGGCAAGAATATCCTTCAGATTTTAAAGAAAAATGGTACGATTATATAGATGAAGAATTTACTAGACGAGACCAAGGATTTTGGTTTTATAACAATGGTATTAATACTTACATTACTGGTACTCATTATATGTACTTGCAATGGTCAAAAATTGACATTGGAGCGCCAGAATATAGAGAATCAAATAGATTATTCTTTATATTTTGGGAAGCATGTAAAGCAGACGCGAGATGCTACGGTATATGTTATCTTAAAAACAGAAGATCAGGATTTAGCTTTATGGCAAGCGCAGAACTTGTTAACCAAGCTACAATATCTTCAGATGCTAGATTTGGAATACTCTCTAAATCCGGTTCAGATGCCAAAAAAATGTTTACTGATAAGGTTGTGCCCATATCAGTTAACTATCCGTTCTTTTTTAAACCCATTCAAGATGGTATGGACAGGCCAAAAACTGAGTTGGCATATAGGGTTCCAGCATCTAAACTTACTAGAAGGAAGATTGAGACAAATGAACAACTACAAGAACTAGACGGTCTTGATACAACTATTGATTGGAAAAACACTGGTGACAACTCTTACGATGGTGAAAAGCTAAAAATATTAGCTCATGATGAAAGTGGTAAGTGGGAAAGACCTGATAATATATTAAACAACTGGAGAGTTACAAAAACTACATTAAGACTGGGTAGAAGAGTTGTAGGTAAATGTATGATGGGCTCAACTTCAAATGCTTTAGACAAGGGTGGAGAAAACTTCAAAAAACTATACAACGATTCAGACGCTACAAAAAGAAATCGTAACGGACAAACTGCTTCGGGACTCTATTCTTTGTTCATCCCTATGGAATGGAACTACGAAGGATTCATGGATACTTACGGATCACCTATATTCACTGCACCGCCAGATCCAGTCATCGGAATTGATGGTCTACCGGTTACAATTGGAGTTGTTGAACACTGGGAAAATGAAGTAGATGGTTTAAAAAATGATCAAGACGCATTAAACGAGTACTATAGGCAATTTCCTAGAACTACAAAACATGCATTTAGAGATGAAACAAAAGAAAGTTTGTTTAATTTAACTAAAATATACGAGCAAATAGATTTTAATGAAGAGATTAATAACAAGCAATCAGTAACAAGAGGTAATTTTTCTTGGATTGAAGGAATAAAAGACACACAAGTAAACTTTTTACCAAATAACAATGGTAGGTTTTTAGTCTCATGGGTTCCAGATGCTTCTTTACAAAACTCTGTAATACTTAAAAATGGATTTAAATACCCAGGCAACGAACACATTGGAGCTTTTGGCTGTGACAGTTACGACATTAGCGGTACTGTGGATGGTAAAGGTTCTAAAGGAGCATTACACGGATTAACTAAGTTTTCTATGGAAGATGTACCTTCTAATATGTTTTTTTTAGAATATATAGCTAGACCTGAAACAGCTGAAATATTTTTTGAAGATGTACTGATGGCTTGTGTATTTTATGGTATGCCAATACTGGCAGAAAATAACAAACCTAGACTATTGTATTATTTCAAACGTAGAGGTTATAGGGGTTTTTCAATTAATCGTCCTGATAAAATTTGGAATAAACTTTCTATAACTGAAAAAGAAATAGGTGGAATACCTAATTCAAGCGAAGATATTAAACAAGCACATGCTGCGGCTATAGAATATTACATTGAAAATTTTATTGGAAAACTTAGTGATGGCTATGGTAATATGTATTTTCAAAAAACACTAGAAGACTGGGCTAAATTTAATATAAACAATAGAACTAAGTATGATGCTTCTATAAGTTCTGGCTTATCTATAATGGCTTGTAATAAAAATAAGTATAGACCAATTGCTAAAAAAAATATTGAAAAAGTTAGTTTAGGAATACGTAGATACAACAATGAAGGATCTACTTCACAAATAATATAATGCATGAAAAATAAGATAACAAACACTTATAGCACTTTTCCAGACCAAGTTGTATCTGACGAGGTTAAGCAGAGCAGAGAGTATGGTAAACAAGTAGGTCAAGCAATCGAAGGCGATTGGTTTAGTGGTACAAGATCAGGTGTTGAAAATCGATTTAACACGCAGTATAATAACTTTAGAATGCGAAGATTATATTCTAGAGCCGAACAACCAGTTCAAAAATATAAAGATGAATTAGCTATAAACGGTGATTTAAGTTATTTAAACCTAGATTGGAAGCCAGTTCCTATAATACCTAAATTTGTAGATATTGTAGTTAATGGTATGGATAACAAGCTTTATGACATAAAAGCATTTGCTCAAGATCCTGAGTCTAGGAGAAAAAGATCTAAATATGCAGAAGACATATTAAGAGATATGCAAGCTAAAGAGTTTTTGAATGCACTACAAGGAGCTGTTGGTCTTAATCTTTTTAATTCTGATAATCCCTCTGAATTACCTGAAACTCAAGAAGAACTTGAACTTCATATGCAATTAAGCTACAAGCAAGCTACTGAAATAGCTGCTGAAGAAGCTATAAATAATACTTTAGAATATAATAAGTATGATTTAACAAAAAGAAGAGTTTTAGAAGATTTAGTTGTGCTAGGCATGGCTGCTACTAAAACAAGCTGGAATAAAGCTGAAGGTGTTACTGTTGATTATGTTGATCCTACTAGAATGGTTTATTCTTACAGCGAAGATCCTAATTATGAAGACTTGTGGTATGTTGGCGAAGTAAAAGCTTTGTCTTTAGCAGAGATTAAAAAACAATTCCCTGACTTAAATAACGAAGAACTAGAAAGATTAGAACAATACCAAGGTAATAGTAGTTTTTTGTATAACTGGAATGGTAGAAGAGATGGTAATGCAATATATGTTTTATATTTTGAATATAAAACTTATAGTGAACAAGTATTTAAAATAAAGAAAACTGCTACTGGTTTAGAAAAGTCTTTAGAAAAGCCTGATACTTTCAATCCAGAACCTAATGATAACTTTGATAGAGTTTCTAGATCAATAGAAACATTATACAGTGGTGCTAAAGTTTTAGGCTACGACATGATGCTGGAGTGGAAAATGGCAGAAAATATGACAAGACCTAAATCTAATTTAGTTAAAGTTAATATGAATTACTCTATATGTGCACCTAGACTATATCAAGGTAGAGTAGAATCTTTAGTTAGTAGAATGATGGGCTTTGCCGATATGATACAATTGACTCATTTAAAAATACAACAAGTTATTGCTAAGATAATACCTGACGGCGTTTACTTAGATGTAGATGGTTTAGCTGAGGTTGATTTAGGTAGTGGAACTACATATAATGCTAAAGAAGCTTTAAACATGTATTTCCAAACTGGTAGTATATTAGGTAGATCTATGACCCAAGAAGGAGATCCTAATAATGGCAGGATACCTATACAAGAACTTAGTACTAATTCTGGACAGAGTAAAATACAATCATTAATAAGCACGTATCAATACTACTTGCAAATGATAAGAGATGTAACCGGTTTGAATGAAGCTAGAGATGGTAGTGCTCCTAACAAAGATGCTTTGGTTGGATTACAAAAACTAGCTGTTAACGCATCTAACACAGCTACTAAACATATATTAAATGGTTTTTTGTATATAACATTAAGAACTTGTGAAAATATAGTATTAAGAACTGCTGACTCCGTAGAGTTTGAACTAACTGAGGAAGCGTTAAAAAATAGTATATCCACTTGGAATGTTGGTCAATTAAAAGATACATCAAGTATACATTTAGCTGACTATGGAATATATTTTAATTTAGTTCCTGATGAAGAAGAAAGAGCTCAACTAGAAAATAATATACAAGCAGCTCTCCAAAGCGGTAGTATAAACTTAGAAGACGCTATAGATATAAGACAAATAAAGAATTTAAAACTAGCCAACCAAATGATCAAGCTAAAGCGTAAAAAAGCTGCAGAAGCTGCACAAGCAGCTAGTGAGGCTAATATAGCCGCGCAAGGTCAAGCAAATGCTCAAGCAAGTGAAGCTGCTGCTATGGCTGAGGTACAAAAACAACAAGCAGTTTTAGATACAAAACTTAAGTTTGAAAAAGGAAAGTCTGGATATGAAGTTGAAAGAATGAGAGTTGACGCTCAAATAAAAAGAGAATTAATGGAACTTGAGTTTAACTACAATATGCAATTAGGTCAGCAAAAAATAAATAGAGAAGCTGAAAGAGAACAAGACATAGAACAAAGAAAAGATGAACGAGCTAAAATCATAGGTACTCAACAGAGTGCTATGATTGATCAAAAGAAAAATGATTTATTACCTATTAATTTTGAAAACAAAAATGGAATAAACATTTAATTATTAATTATTATATTATATTATATTATGGCAACACAATCAGAAAAAGAGACAAAAGAACCTCTTAAAATAAAAAAGCGTGCAAAAAATTTAGGAACAAAAACAGTTTCTAAAGTTACAAAAATAGATTTAAACGCTGAAAAAAGACAAGTAGAAGCCGAAAAAGCACCTACTAAAGTTACTATACCTTCAGAGAAAAAAGAAGAAATAAAAAAAGAAGTTAAAGAAGCTGCTCCAATAATAGAAGAAGTTATTGAAAAACCTGTAGAAGATAAAAAAGAAGAAGTTACAGTAATAAATGAAGTAGTAGAAGAAACTAAAAAAGTTGAACAAGAGCTTAAAGAAGCTATAAGAGATGAAAAAATTACAGGTAAAGAAATGCCTGCTAATATAGAAAAGTTAGTTAACTTTATGGAAGATACTGGTGGTACAGTAGAAGACTATGTTACACTAAACAAAGACTACAACAAGTATGATGACAAACTGCTTGTTAAAGAATATTATAAAAAAACTAGACCACACTTAAATGATGAAGAAATAGGTTTTGTTATGCAAGATAACTTTACTTATGACGAAGAAGTGGACGAAGAAAGATTTGTACGAAAACAAAAGTTAGCGTACAAAGAAGAAGTTGCAAAAGCCAAGAACTTTTTAGAGCAAATGAAAAGTAAATACTATGATGAAATCAAGTTGAGGCCATCTGTTACTAATGAGCAGAAAAAAGCTATGGACTTTTTCCAACGATACAATAAAGAGCAATCTACTATTGCACAAAAGCGAGATGAGTTTGTTAATAATACTAAAAGTTTTTTCCAAGATAAATTTGAAGGTTTCAATTTTAATGTTGGTGATAAAAAATTTAGGTATAAAATTTCAAACCCTTCTGATGTTGCTGTTGATCAAACTGACGTAAGTAAGCTTCTTGGTAAGTTTACTTCAAAAGATGGATCTATTAATGATCTAGACGGTTATCATAAAGCAATGTATGCTGCACGTAACGCAGATAGACTAGCACAACATTTTTATGAGCAAGGCAAAGCCGATGCTACTAAAGACATTGTTGCAAAGTCTAAAAATATAAGTTCTGAACCAAGACCTATGGATACAGGGGAAACCCTACCTAATGGTTGGAAAGTTAGATCTATATCTGGAGTAGATAGCACTAAATTGAAAATCAAAAAAAGAACATAAAAAATAAAAAACAATGAGTTTAATTGCTGGTGGGAGCTTTCCCGCATCGATTGTACCTATGCCAAATCAAGTAGCTGTTCAAGGAAATTATATTAATTTTCAAGATATAGCTGGTGGATTTAATCAATGGGCACAACAATACTTACCTGAGCTTTATGAGCAGGAAGTAGAGAGATATGGTAACAGAACGTTATCAGGTTTCTTAAGAATGGTTGGCGCTGAGATGCCAATGACATCAGACCAAGTTGTTTGGACTGAACAAAATAGATTACATGTTGCATATGACAATTGTAGTTGTGCTCCTTCTGGAGCTGCTAACAGTTCTACTGTTACAATTACAATTACTCCAGGTGCTGGTAACCCAGCTACCTCTGCTATTAGAGATGGTAACACTATATTAATAACTGATAACGCTACGGGTCTTGTATCTGCAAAAGCTTTAGTTACTAACAGACTTTCTGCTGGTACTAATGGTTATACTATAGATGCTATTCTTTACGAAACAGATTCTGGAGCTTTTCCAGCTGCTTTAAATGCTACTTCAACAAGTATATTCGTATACGGATCTGAATTTCCAAAAGGTGGTAATGGAATGGCTGGCGCTATTGAGCCAGGTGTTACTACATTTACTAACTCTCCAATTATCCTTAAAGATAATTATGAGTTAAGTGGATCTGACGCTGCTCAAATTGGATGGATCGAAGTTGCTACTGAAGACGGTACTTCTGGATACTTATGGTATTTAAAAGCTGAGTCTGAAACTAGACTAAGATTTGAAGATTATATGGAAATGTCAATGGTTGAAGGTGTACTTCAGGCACAGCCTAATTTAGGTGCTGCTCCTGCTGCTACTCAGTTTGGTGCAAATTTTGGACCTGCTGGAGCTAATGGATTACAGATCAAAGGTACGCAAGGTTTATTCCAAGCTATTGAAACAAGAGGTAATGTATTTTCTGGTTTTGCTGGTGCTGCTGCTCCTGGTTCAGGTGCTTTAGCTGATTTTGATGAAATACTCAAAAACTTAGACAAGCAAGGTGCTATTGAAGAAAATATGTTATTTTTATCAAGACAAACTGCTCTTGATTTTGATGATATGCTTGCTGCTACTAACGGTGGATATGCATCTACTCAGTCTGCTTCTTATGGTTTATTCGATAACGAAGCTGAAATGGCACTTAATTTTGGATTTTCAGGATTTAGAAGAGGTTCTTATGACTTCTACAAAACTGATTGGAAATACTTAAATGATGCTACTACTAGAGGTTTATCTAAAGAGATAGACGGTGTTATGATACCAGCTGGTACATCTACAGTGTATGACCAAATGTTAGGATCAAATATCAGACGACCTTTCTTACATGTAAGATATAGAGCTTCTGAGACTGAAGATAGACGATTCAAAGCATGGATCACTGGATCTGTTGGTGGTGCTTATACTACTGATTTAGATACAATGAGAGTAAACTTTTTATCTGAAAGATGTTTAGTAACTCAAGCTGCTAATAACTTCGTGTTATTCAAAGGAGCTTAATTAATTATTAACATTTAAAAGATAAGAATTATGAGTAATTACATAAAAGCAGTGAAAACTGTAGCAACTGCTACGACTGCAGAGATAGTAGATTTAATATCTTCTGATGATATAGTTCACATTACTTCATCTGGAGCTACTAATTTACAGTTTGTATATAAAACTGCAACTGGAGCTACTACAGCAAGTAATGTTGCTGTAACTGTTACGGTTGCTAGTGGATCTAGTGCAGCTGCTAATTTAGCCGCTGCTCAAAAAGCGGTTATTGCTGCGCAGCAAAGCCCAGGAAGCGTTCCTTATTTATTCGAGTTTGGAATAGATGGAGCTGCTCCACAACTTATTAGTTCAATTGCACCTGATGCAGTTGCTATTTAATAAGTAAACAATAATAAGATCCCGCTTAGGCGGGGTCTTTTTTAATTATTATATTATATTATATCATGGAAGAAACAAAAGTAAAAAAGGCACCAGTCAAGAAAGCTGAGCCTGTAGAAAAGAAACCAGTAGATAACTGGGAATATAAAGTAAGAAGATATTTTTTGCTTGGTCAAAAAAAACCTTTAACTCACACAATACCTTCAAGACACTCTCAAAGGTATCCATTAGTATGGTTTGATCCAGATCTTGGATATGAAAGAGAGTTAAGATATGCTACTAACCAAAAAAGTGTATTTGTTGATGAACAACAAGGACAAGTAACTTTAAAGCATATAGTTTTTGAAGATGGCATATTAGTAGTGCCTGCTGAAAAAAGAAACTTACAAGAGTTTCTAAATAAACATCCACATAGAAATTTAATATTTGGAGAGTTTAATCCAGTTGCAGTAGCTGAAAATCAATATGAAGATTTAGAATATGAAATAGAAGCTATGAATACAGCTTACGAAATGGATATTGAGCATGGTGAAGCAATACTAAGAGTTGAAATAGGTTCTGATGTAAGTAAATTAACTTCTAAAGAATTAAAAAGAGATTTATTACTCTTTGCTAAAAGACAACCTGAGTTGTTTTTAGATTTAGCTAATGATGAAAATGTTATACTGAGAAACTTTGCAATTAGAGCAACGGAAGAAAACATTATAGATCTTAGCCAAGATAATAGAACTTTTAGTTGGAAAAGTAATGGTCGTAAACTAATGAATATCCCTTTTGATGAAAACCCTTATTCAGCTATGGCTGCATGGTTTAAAACAGACGAAGGGCTTGAGGTTTATAGATCTATAGATAAAAAGTTCAAATAACAAGTGATTATAACATAGGGTGGTATTCTGCCACCCTTTTTTTTAAATATACAAAACATGGCAATTAACGTAAATACTGTATATACAACTGTACTAGCTGTATTAAATAAAGAGCAAAGAGGTTATTTAACACCTTATGAGTTTAATAAAATAGCTACTCAAGTACAGTTAGAGATATTTGAAAAGTATTTTGAAGACTTAAACATCATGTTGAGAAGTCCTTCAAATGATACTGAGTATGCAGATAGAGTTAAAACGATAGAAGAAAAAATAAATACTTTTGAAACAAATTCTGATGTAACTGTAACTCTTAAAGTAGGAGGATTTGGTCAATATAACTTTTCAGCTCAAAACCCAGCTGTGCATAGGTTTGGAATGCTAGAATACACTAATGGTTCTAAACTACCTGTAGAAGTAGAAAAAGTATCAAAGCACGAATTTTTATTAGCTAGAAGATCTCAGCTAACAGCACCTACGTCACAATTTCCTATATGCTACATAGAAGGTACTACTATAATCATATTGCCAGCTATTATTAGTGCTTCTAGTGTTAGTGGCTCTCCTGCTCAAGTTTATAATTTAGATTATATTAAGAAACCTGCTGATCCTAGTTGGGCTTTTACAGTTGGAACTGTTGGTCAATATTTATATGACTCAGGTAATTCAGTTAATTTTGAAATATCAGACTTAGATCAATCAGAGTTAATACTAAAAATATTATCTTATGCAGGTGTTGTAGTACGAGACCCTGAAATAACACAAGCTGCTGCAGGCGCTGCTGCACAAATTGAACAATCACAAATATCATAAAAATGAGCAAGACTGTAGCAACAATACCATTACAAGAAAATGACGCACAATACTACGCAGGTCAACAATTAATATCTACAACAGGTGGAGGTGGAACTAATTTTAGTTTTCCAAACTTAAACACTACGCTTATTAGTAATTACAATGAATTTGGTGATCAAGTTAGAAGTACAGGTAATTTTTCAATACATTTATTACCAACTAGCACTACACTTCCTTCTACAGGTAATTTAATAAACCCTGCTCTTGTGTCAGTTTCAAACGACACTAATAACACTGTGTTGTTTCAAAGTAACCAACCTGCTGATCAGTTCTTGTTTTTACAACTTACAGACGTTGCTATAGGTGAAAACTATGGGAGCTACAGCGTTTTGTCTTTAAATGATATAATAAATAACTTTATAGTTGCTTATACTGGACAAGATAAAATTTTAACAAGAGTAAAAAGAACTGATGTGTTATTTCATGCTAGACGAGCTATTCAAGAGTTTTCATACGATACTATTCCATCTACAAAATCTATGGAAACTACAGTTCCTACTACTTTAAATGTACCTTTACCACAAGACTATGTAAATTACATTAGATTGTCTTGGGCAGATGTAGATGGTGTATTAAGAACTATATACCCACTAAGTGGCCTTAGCGGTAATCCAACTGAAATACCTGTTGTAGACGCTAATGGAGTTCCTACGCAAGATGCTTTTGATAGTAACTTAGAAAGCTCAGGATCTATAATAGAGCAAAGATGGGATACGGCAAATCAGAATACATTAAGCGGTAATTATGATCCTTATAATAATAATGGAGTTTATGATCACGTATGGTGGAAACAAGCTTACGGTCAAAGATATGGTTTAGAACCTGAATTAGCACAGTCTAATGGTTATTTCAGTGTTAATGAAAGGTTAGGTACATTTAGTTTTTCTGGAAATGTAGCAAATAAAATAATTATGATCTCTTATATATCAGATGGACTTTCTTATAATCTTGACTCTATAGTTCCTAAAATGCTAGAAGACGCAATGTATTCTAAAATAATGTCTAATATAATAACCCCTAGAAACGATGTTGATGCAGGTACAAAAGCTTTTTATAAAAGAGATGCTTATGTTAAAACAAGAAACGCAAAGATAAGATTATCTAATCTTAAATTAGGTGAAATAGTACAGATCTTTAGAGGTCAAGCAAAGTGGATTAAAAGATAATTAAATGGCGCAACGTAAATTTCAACATACATTTACTAAATCTAAAATGAATAAAGATTTAGATGCTAGATTACTGGCTGCAGACGAATATAGAGATGGTTCTAACATCGCTGTTTCTAGAGCTGAAGCCGATGATGTTGGTGCTTTAGAAAATATACTAGGTAACGCTATTGTAACTACATTGAATAACGCTAGTATATTTTTAGAGCAAGTAATAGGATGGCATATAAGTGAAGACACTGGTAAAGTGTATATTTTTGCAACTGACTATCAAGACAATACACCTGATCAATTAAGTTTGTTTTGTCCTGTAGGTACAAAAAATAGTATACTAGTTGTAAACACTGAAGCTAACAATGTTAAAACAATAGTAGATGGTAGGTTTTTAAATTTCTCTTGGAACAGTCCTATTTTAGATACTATTATGTTAGAAAATTTATTATTTTTTACTGATGATAGAAATCAACCTAGAGTTATTAATGTTACAACAGCTGAAGCTAATCCTAATTATTATTTTCACGAAGATCATGTTTCTTTAGCTAAATATTACCCGCATAAACCAATAAAGTTAAATTCAGAGTTTTCTGCTACAGGCGCATTAACTACAGCTAGTGCGTTAAATACATTAGTTAGTTTTAATGGATTATATAATTTTATAATAATACCAGCTGGCAACGTGAGTGAGGCAATGTCAAAAGCATTATTAGGTGTTAATTTTGACTCATCTACTGATACGCAAGGACAAGTAAACATTGGGCTACAAGGTTATGTTATAGGAAACAGCAATGAAATTGTTAATTTTAAAGTTGCTTGGGTTCAGAAAACTGAGACAGGTCAGATACCATCACCTTTTAGTGCTGGTTATGTTATTGCTATAGATAGAGACTTAACGACCTTGCTAACTGCTCAAACTACTAGTTTTTCTGCTAATAAAACTTTTTATTTTGTAGATGAAAATGCAAAAGATGTAACTAGCCCTTGGCTTAAAGAAGATCAAACAAAACTTCAATTGGAATCAGTTACAGCGTCTTATGCAAATTATACTTCTGGTGGTACTTCAGCATATCAAGCTGCAAGAGCCTTGTACAGGTTTGGAACAAGATCTCCTATCATATCAGGAAGTATTGGTCAAACCGATGTATTTTATTTTGAAAAACACTTTGTTAAAAACACTGGAACTAATCAACGTGGCTATTGCAGAATAACTCATCCAAAGTTAGATCCTAATAGGTATTATGTTATAACTGGCGTAAATACAGCGGGGACAACAAGTCAGAATATTATAATATCAGAGCTTTCAGGTTTAGTTGGCGGAAGTTTATCTACAGTACCTTCTAATAGCATATTATCTTTAGGAGATATAGTTACAGTACATTGGCCTAATAAGTATTATAATCAAAATTTTATAGGTGATGAGGCTTTTTTGGAAGACAAGTTTGTTAGGTTTGCATATAGGTTTCAATATGATGATGGACAATATTCTTTAATATCTCCATTCACTCAAAATGTCTTTATACCTAAACAAAGAGGTAACTTTTTAAAAAAAATAGGTAGACTAAATTCAACAGGTAATAATACTAATCAGTATGTAAAAGACGAACAAAAAGCTGGAGAGACAACTATAGTTGATTTTATGGAAAATCAAGTTAGTCAAGTTCAATTATCTATACCTTGTGAATACGCATTTAACACGCTTCAAGACAATTTAAAAGTAAAAGCAATTGAAATTTTGTACAAAGAATCTACACAACAAAGTATTAAAATAGTAGAGACTATAAGCGTAGATACTCTAGTAGAAAACTCAACTAAGGTATTAGATTATGTTTATAACTCTAAAGAACCTATAAAAACATTAAGATCTTCAGAGACAACTAGAGTTTATGATAACGTACCTGTTAGAGCCAAAACATTATCATCTTCAGGTAATAGAGTTATATTAGGTAATTTTTATGATAGACCTAGTTCGCCAGAATCTTTAAGCTATTTTGTAGGAGCAAGCAGAAAATTCACCCCAGGTGAAACAACAGCTGATATTAGCTCACCATATTTACCTGAGGATTTACCTAATAAATATTCAACTGTATCTTATCCTAATCACAGCTTAAAACAAAATAGAAATTATCAAGTAGGTATAATACTTCAAGACAGGTATGGCAGATCTTCAGACGTAATACTTTCTTCTGTTACAGAAGATAATTTTACTTTTAATACTGGAGTACAACTTAACGATCCTATTGAGTTTTCAGGATCTACTTTATATCATGAATATTTAAATGATGTTGTACAACCATTAACAGTACAGTCTGCAATTACTAGTTCTCCTGTAACTAGAGCAGGTATAGTTGATTGGCCGGGTGATTCACTAAAGCTTTTATTTTCTGATATAATACCTCAAAAAATACCAACACTACCTGGCTACCCAGGTGTTTATGAAGATCCTTTTACTACAACATCGGCACTATCTGGAGGAAATGCTGACTATATAAAAATAAGCTCTGGTGGGAATAATGACAATATATCACCAGGTATGAAAGCAACTTGGACAAACAGTGGTATTGATTACTTTGGATATGTATGGCTTTGTGTAGGTGGTAGTACTCATTTTATATTTTTAAAAGACGAAGACGGCAATAATTTACCTACATATCCTGTAACTAACGATGTTGTAAATTTTTTATATTCTTCAAATCCTTTAGGTTACTATTCTTATAAAATTGTTGTAAAACAACTGCAACAAGAATATTATAATGTTTACTTACCTAGTTTGTTAAACGGTATACCTGTTATAAAACCTTTTGATTTAGATGCTACTTTTACTTCTGGTAGTAAAATAGTTACTATGACTGCTGTAGGTTCAGTAGAATATTTAACTTTTCCTCTGTTAGAAGGTATGAAAGTTGTAACAGCTGGAGGTAAAACTTATTATATAAATAATATATTAAACTATACGCAGTTTGAATTAACATCAGATGCTGCTCTTACAGAGACAGATGTAACTGCTACTTTTAGCACAGGTGGCAATGAAGGTATTTTAAATGTTGCTACTTTATTGACAGATAATTCTAATAAAGTTCCACCAGCTTTAAATGAGACAAGCCCTGTACAACAAAACTTCTCAACTTCAGACATTAGGTTAATACCTAGGTATGCTTTTTGGAATGACTGGACTCAAAATACAGAACAAAACCTTTTATTCAGCCCTACTACGTTAGTAGATCCTTATAATGTTACAAATACAGGCGCTATGTCAATATTCCCTCACAAGCAGTCACTTAAGGTTCAGTCTATAGGTAATTTTGAAAACTTATTTTCTAGAGGAAGTTACAATGGTTTATACCAAGCAAAAACAGATCCTCCTACAGGTATGATAGAAAATATTTTTAATATTGGACAAGACTCTCAATCTGCTAAACCAGCTTCTGAAGCAGAAACTATAGCCGCTGCTTATGAAACTACTCCTGTAATTAGTGATTTAGAAATATTTTACGAATCAAGTACTTCAGGAACTATAAGAGATATTAATACTCTAGTTAGAAATTCTTTAACTATACCTGGTTATTTTGTAAACGGTTTAGCTAGTACAACACCTGGTAATGATAAAGTAGAAAGCATATTGGTTTTAGAAAGCTTAGACTATAGTTCAAATCCTACTATAGCAACGCTTCAATTGGTTAATCAAAATGGTAGTTTAATAAAATACTACTCTACAACAGCTAGTGAAATTAAGATGAAAAATATAACAATATCTAGTCCACAATATATGGATGGTAGTAAAATACTAGCTAGTGGAATTACTTTTGAGAAATTTAGTACTACAGATGTTAATAATAGATTTTTAGTAAAATTAAATAGCAATTTTATAGGTTTTAATAGTGGGCCAAATGGCAAAACCAACCAAATAGTTTTTAATGTAGAGTTTGAATACAACTCTGTAGGAAGTGTTTTTAATAAAGCTTATGTTCCTATAATAATAAGTATAGATAATGTTGCTCCACAAAAAAATGTAAACTTTTTAACTGATGTTGGAACTGTATATTATCTAAACAACGCTACGCCTACAATAGATCCAACTCCTACTAATGTTAGTGGAGGTACTATTTCTTGGAATAATAATAATGGCACTAACACAACTAAAACAACAGCTACTAATGGAGGTAACAAATTAAACACCAGGCAAGGTGCTAGCACTAACGAATTGCAGTTTAATTTAGAAATTCAATTACCTGGCAGTAGTAGTTTTACTAACGCAAATCAAATTCCTAACTCAGGACTATATCTAGCCAGCACAGAGCAAGGTACTGTTTCTTTAGCCACGACAGGTAATTCACAGTATACTAATTCAAATTTACCAACTAGAATAACAGCAACAGATGGCAATGGACAAGGTATTACAACAACGATATCTACAGCTACTGTAAGGTTTAATCCTTCAGTGTAAAACAAGTAATAAATAAGTAATTATATAATATGGCCTTACCTATAATTGAAGTAGACTATTACAATTGCATTTGGAATAAAAGAGTTTTAACTCCTCAACCCGAAAGACAAACTAATAACGTCGTAGTTCCTGGAAGTTCAGGCTCTGCAGCTACCAATGTTTGGCCTATTAACAATGTTTACGCTCCGCCAATGACTTATACTGCAACTGGATTTCCAGCTGCTCCAATGACTCCAGGAACTACTAATCCTAGGTATTCTGTAGTTAAAGAAAACTTTTTCACAGAAGATATGTACATTAGAGGAGGTTTTAACAATGCTCCAATGGATCTTGGGGTTAGGGCATACTTAGACGAAGAAGATCCTTTGCAGCAACATAGATTTAATGCTTTAATATATTCTGGTATATTTAATTCTAGAACTGGTATTAACAGAACTAATGAGTTTCCTACAGGGACTAATATTACTAGAGCTTCAAATCCTCAATATGGGTCAATACAAAAGATTTACGCAGAAGAAAACAACTTAATAGTACTTCAAGAAAATAAATCTAGTAGAGCTTTAATTAACAAAAATGCTATATATAATGCTGAAGGCGGTGGATCTGTAACAACATCAAACGCTGTAATAGGAGAAATAATACCTTACACGGGTGAGTATGGTATTGGGTTAAACCCAGAGTCTTTTGCAATATTTGCTTATAGAAAATACTACATAGATAGGAATAGAAACGCTGTATTAAGATTATCACATGATGGTGTAACTGAAATATCAGAATATGGTATGAGAGATTTTTTTAGGGATGAATTTGCTAATTTAAATGATGATTATACTAATGCTTTTATAGTAGACACCAGTATAACAGCAACTAGTAATCCGCCTTCGGGTAATCAAAGTTGTATATCTTACATTAACAATGCAGCTTTACCTCAAGAGCAATATTTAATAGGTGCTAAAATATTTGTAGAATATAGCAGCAGTGGTACTTTTGAAGATTTAAATGTTTATGTTACTGGTTTTAGAAAAAATAGTACTAACAACTTTCTATTATTTAACAGAACTTTACCTTCTGTAGAAACTCAAAATGTAACTAAAGTAAGATTAGAAACTTATTATAGAAGTAGAGTTTATGGAGGTTGGGACGCTTATAATAAACAGTATTTAGTTTCTATACAACCTAATAAAGCCAATGAATACAACAATACAAATGGTACTGTGCCTAAAAGAGATTTAACTTATGAAACTTTAGGTTTTGATGAACAAGTAAAAGGCTGGCCAAGCACATACACTTATCAACCTGCTAGAATAGGTAGTTTAAAGAATAAGTTTTTTACAATTAATAACCAACCTTTTAGTGCTAGTGGAACTTCTATAACACAAGGTATTTACTCACATTATGCTGACGCAACTCCTCATTGCCAATTTTATGGAGTAGATAACGTAGCTAGTGTAAGCATCGTTGCTAATTCGCAGCCGTCTATACAAAAAAACTTCTTGACAATAGATTATGAAGGTATGAGTGGTTGGACAGCTACAGTCTTAGCTTCAGATAGAACTGGTGACACTGCTAGTAGAGTCGCTGGTGGCGCTTGGGATGGTAGTTGGGAAACTTCAAGAGATACTTCCACAACTATACTAAGTTATGTTCAAGGGGCTTATGATTCAGCTGGCAATACAGGTACTACAGCAAATGCGACTAACGCACCTGTTTTACATGCTGGGTTTGATAGAAAAGAAAATAAGTATATGGCTAACTTAATAAATAACTCAACAGTTTCTCCTGGTGAAATTAGTTTTGGTGAAAATATATCAGGTATTAAAGGTTTTTATCTAGACGTAACATTTACTACGGATACAATAACAGCACCTGGTCAAATGAAAGAATTATATGCTATATCATTAAATTACAATATAGCATCAATGTAATTAAATTAAATGAATATAAGAAAATTAACAGAATCTGATTATGAGATTCTAGTAGAATGGTGGAAAGCATGGAAATGGCCACCAATAGAAAAAGACTTTTTACCAGATAATGGTAAAGGTGGTTTTGTGATAGAAAAAGAAGGTACTATGATAGTTGCTGGATTTATTTATATAACTAACTCTAAGGCAGTTTTATTAGAATGGATAATATCTAATCCTGAATATAGAGAAGATGACAGAGATATGGCTATAAAATGTCTTATAAACACTATAGAGTATATAATAAAAGACTGGGGTTATAAATATATATTTTCAATAGGAAGAACAAAAGCACTTATAGATAAACATAAAGAATTAGGGTGGCATGTAGATAGCAAGCCGTCTCATGAAATAATTAAAATTTTAAAATAAAAAATATGGCAGTAGCAACAAGTTTATTAATAGCAGGAGGTGTAGCAATAGCAGCAGGTGCAACTACTAATGCAATAGCCGCTAAAAGAGCAAAAGAAGAAGGTAGAGCTCAAGGAAGTATTGCAGCTCAGCAGCAAGCTGCTTTAGATGCTATGGTAGAAACAAGACCAGAATTTAAAAATCCTTATGAAAACATGACTAATCATTTTGAAAATTTGGATAATCCTTATGCTAATTTAACTGTTGCTACAGAGGCTTTTAAAATACAAGCTGATCAAGCTGACCAAGCCTTAGCGAATAGTTTAGATGTAATGATGGAAACTGGTCAAGCTGCAGGTGGTGCCACCGCCTTAGCTCAAATGGCACTACAAAGTAAAAGAGGTATTGCAGCTAGTATACAAGCTCAAGAAGTACAAAACAAAGCAATGGCTGCTGAAGGTGAAGCTCAAATACAAACCCAAAAAGCTCAAGGAGCTCAAAGACTAGACGAAATGAAAGCTCAAGGAGACATGATGGAACAGCAAGATGCTATTAATTTCCACGAAGCACAAATGGATAGAACAGCAAAACTTTTAGACAACGCAAATCAAAATCAAGCAGATGCTAGAGCGGCAAGAACGCAAGCTATAGTAGGTATAGGCAATTCAATAGCTAGTGGCGTTGGTATGATAGCGGGAGGGTTTGGTACAAAAACGCCTTCGTAGGCGGCAATAATACAAATGACTCTAGACCAGCTTTTTAAAAAGATTTAATAAAAATAAAAATAAATATGAGTTTTAAAAATCCACAAAGAACTATAAATAGAGAGTTTGATGCTTTTATTAAAGGCGGCAATGCCTTAACAAATCAAATAGCAACAACTACTGCAGAGATAAGAAAAGGTGTAGCTGCTCAAAAAAAGCTAAACCAAGAAATTCAAGAAAAAGATGATGTATTAATGCAAAGTCTTTATTCTAAAGTAAATGAGTTTGGTGATAGTGGAAATGCTATGATGGATCAAAATATACTTAGTTTTTGGAATAGTAAAGTAGACGAATATTTTAAAATTAAAAACGCCATGCAAGATGGTATAATAGGTAGACAAGAGGGTAATCAAGCTTTAGCTAAAATAAATGGACTAGTACCACAATTTAAACAACAAGTAGCTTATTTAGCTAGCGAATCTAAGATGTTTAATGAAGACTCTAATAGTGATAATGTTTCTTCTGTAGGATCAACTCAAAATAAAGTTATGTTACAAAGAATGCATGAAGGTGGTGATGTGCAAATAGTAGAAAAAGATGGTCAACTTTATTACTTTAGTCCAGAGCAAAAAGATGAAGAAGGAAATATTATATCAGAAGCAGCAATGTTAAATGGTAACGAAATACTAGCAAACAATGCAGCAGAGAAAAAATTGTATGAAAGAAAAGTGAATTTATCTTCTCCTCTTACAGCGGTTTTTAATAAAGCTATAGAGCCAGATAGTTTAGATGGTAAGTTTGTAGATTACATTAAAGTTAAAAAAGGCGATATAAATCCTATGACAGGTTTGCCATATCCTGGGCTTGAAGAAGGTCAAGTGTATACGTTTAAAACTATAACGCAAGAGAAAAAACCAGAAGCTATAGAAGAACTATCTAAAAGCCAAGGTATAACTTCTCTAATGTCTAACGATAGCTCTATGCGAAGAGTTTGGCAAGATGAAATACCTGATGAAGAAATACAAAGAATAGCTACTGAAAAAGGTTATGACATTTCTTTATATGAAGACCCTTGGCATGAGTTTGCTGGTGATATGTCTCCAGAAGAAATTGAAAAAGTAACAGCAGAGCAAGACGATATAATGAGAACTTATTTATCAGAAAAAGCTTATAATGATAATGCTAATATGGATAATACTTTAAAGTTTGTTAAAAAAGAAGTTTATAATCCTAAAGAGGAAAACGAAGATGGCACTCCTTACTACATGGAAACTGTAGAAAATGTATATGACTTTTTCAAAAACCCTGTTGATAATAGAAATTTAATTATAAACAATGTAGTTAATGGTAAAACTGTTGATGATGTAGTTGTTAATAAAGATGGTACAGTTACTTTAGTACATAAAGATTATAGCCTTGATGAAGGAACAGGAGGGGAAGTTGTTGATAAGGTTACCAACATAGCAACTTATGACCCTAAAGACCCTGCGTCTTCTACTAAATTAGCTCAGCAAATACAAAAATCTATTGGAGGTAATAATAAAGATAATAATCAAGCTATTATGTCTATGAATAAGCTTTATCCCGCGTATGCTCAACAGCAAAAACTAGAAGAACAAAAAGCAAAAGAAATGGCAGAAGGCAAAGGTGGTTTTGGTAATTTTCCTGATGGCGATTCTTATGAAAAATGGAAAGTTAAAAACGGATTAGATAAATTAACAGATATTGAAAAACAATTTTTAATGCAAGATAAAAAATTAATGTTTTATTTAAGACCAGATGTACAAGCAAAAGAAGGTTATAAAAAATCATATTTAAATGATGCAGAATATAAAGCTTTAATGGCTATATTAGAACAAAGAAACGCTACGCAAGAACTAAAATAATATGTACGAAATAAATGGAGTACCTGTTAGTGAAGAAGCTTTAATTGCTAGAGCTAAGGAACTAAATATAACGTTAGAAGAATTAATTAAAAGAAATTCTGAAATAATAGTGAAAGTTGGTGAAGCTCCTTTGGTTGCTGAATCTGTGCCTGACGGAACTTCTGTTGATCAAGCTCCATTAAATATACCTGAAAGCATAAACCCTGCTTTAGATTATGATCCAATAACTTCTATTCAAAACGTAACTCCAAGTGAAAAAGAAGTGCAAGTTAGAGATGAAAAAATAAAATCTTATGATCAGCAGTTAAAAGAATATAATAAAAAAATTCAAGATATATTAAATTTTCCAGGCTTAAGCGGGCAGGAAAGACTTGATATGGTTAATAAATTACAAACCCCAGGAACTATAGATCTTGTAAACGAAGGTTTTTCTGATATATCAAATCCATTTTTATTAAACGAGTCAACTGTAGAGTCTGAAAATGAATATTCTAATAACAAGAAATTAGTTAATGAATTACAACAAAAAATTAAAGAAAGCAATAATAAAGAAGAAGACTATACAAATATATTTAGCGAGTCTTTAAACTCTGACCCACTTGTTGATGCTAGAAGAAATTTTTATATTAAAAACCTTGAAGAAAAAGTTGAGTTATTTAAACAACAACTTATAGAAAAAAATGTTTATGATCTTACTACTAGAGCAGGTGTTGATTTAGCCCAAAAAAGAGTTAATGATTATTATGCTGGACTTATAGATGAGTCTACGCAGAATGACCCTGTTGTAATGCAACAGTCAGATAAAATTAGTGAAATGCTTGGTATTATAAATACAGCAGATCAAAAGCAAGTAGCTAGAAGTGAAAGCTTAGTTTATAGTCTTTCAGACTTTGGTCAAGCTTATTATGGTAAAGGATCTATAATGTCTGATGTTATTGCTGGTATAGAAAACTTAGCTGTATCAACTCAAGGTTTAACTAGTAATTCAATGGATGTTATTGGTGCTCAAGTAGATGGTATGCGTGTTAAAAACACTAAAGATGGTCTTGCTCAACTTGAAAAACTAACAGCTGAAGGCAAAGGTGATGACGATGAGGTTAAAATAAAAATAGGTGAAAGAGGATCTGGAAGAATAGATGGTAGACCTGAATTAACTGGAACTATAAAAGAATTAAGAGAGCAATTAGAAATTGATCTTCAACAAGAATCTAGAAGTCTAAGCGAAAATATATCTCAGATGCAAGAGTTTGAAGAATATAGAGCTTTAGCTGAGCAAGCTAAGTTTTCTGATGGTATAAGCTTTAGAGATATTATGGTCGGTCTAGGTGGTTCTATACCTCAAATGGCCGCCGCTTCTGCAGGTGCGGTAGCAACATTTGCATCTGGAGGTGTACTAGCACCTGTTGCTGGTGCTTTAACTTTAGGTGGTGGAGCTATGGTTACGGCTCAGTTTTATGGTGAAAACTATATAGAAGGCGTTAAAGAAGGCATGCTAGCTGATAAAGAAAAATATCCAGATGGTATAACTGAAGAAGCATTAGGTGAAGCTATAGCTAGTGGAGAGTATGATAATGTAGCTCAAGATTTAGCTACGGCTGCTTTAATGTCTAGACTAGAAAAATTAGGAGCTGAAACAACTATGAAAGCTTTTTTTAAAAGCATGGGTGTATCATACAAGTCTGGAGTTAAATCATTATTTAGAGGTGATATTAAAAAAATCATAAAAGATATGGGTAAAGGTGTTGTAAAACAAACACCTAACTCATTAATAGAAGGTTTAACAGAGGTTGGTCAAAGTACTTTACAAGCTTTAAATACAGGTGCTAAACAAGGAGATTTATTTAAGTATGTAAATGGTGAAAACAATTGGGAAGAGTTTTTAGCTGGTGTAACTATAGGCACTGTATTGCCTTTTGGTGGAGCAGTAGCTAGTCAAACTAGAACAGAGTTAAGAACTACAGCAATGAAAGTTGCTAAAGAGTTTAATCCTAAAGGTAATCTAGCTCAAACAGAAATGTTTTACAAAACAGTTTTAGCTGATCTTAAAAAACAAAAAGACGCTGGTAATATTTCTGAACAAGATTATCATGATAAAGTAGAGACAATATCTACTATTAGAAATGCTGGATTAAAAGTTCCTGGTAGTTTTAGTAAAAGAGCTAGAGCAGAATCTCTTGATTTAATGGTTGAGAAATCAGAGCTACTAAAAGAAATAGAGGGTTTAGATTCTGAACTTACTAAGCCACAACAAGGAAGAATAAAAGAAATAAATCAAAGGCTTAACAACATAGGTAAAACTGAAGATAAAATAAATAAAAGTAAAAAAGTATCTAAACAATTATCTGACGATGTAATAGATGAATTTAAAACTTTTGAAAACGAAGAAGAAATGAGAGCGTTTTTAGAAGAAAATGGACTTGATCCTGATTTAGCAGATGGTAGAGGCCTTAGTGTTAATATAGATGGCAAAGAAATAGCTTTAGTTAATACTGAAAAAATGACTGATGGTGTTGGTTACTTTACTGGTGCTCATGAAATATTACATAAGTTTCTTAAAAATACTTTAAGAACCAATCCTGAAGCTGTTTATGCAATGGCTAACGTTATTAAAGATAGATTAAAAGTATTAAGTCAAAATCCATCTCTTAAAAATAATGCGTTAATTAAATCACTTAATAATACACTTAACGAATACAAAAGAGATGGTAGAGTAAGTGAAGCCAAAGAAGCTGAAGAACTAATTACTTTATTTAGTGAGTTTGTTGACCTTGGTTTAATAGCTAAAGACAAAAAACTAGGAGATAACTTACGTAACGCTAGTAGAAGATTTTTACAAAATGTACCTGGCTTAGGTAAAATAGAGTTTAATAATGCTAATGATATTTTAAACTTTATAGCAGATTACAACAAGTCTATAAATAAAGGAAGACTTACTAGAGCTCAAAGAAATGCTGCAGAACAAGGTATAGAAATATCTGATGATTTAGATGCTGCAGGTTTAGAGTTTGATGAAGAAAGAGTAGTGGCAAGAGAAGAAGCTAGTGAAGCTGTTAGTCAAGCTAAAGATTTAGAAATAGAACAAGCACAACAAAGAAACGCATCAGCAGCTGAATTAGCTAGTTTATTTGAAGACGACGTAAGAAGATATGTTACTAGTGGTAAATTTAAAATAGGTGAAACAGCTGTTAAAGATAATCCTAAAGTAGCAGGAACTAGAGATTTTGAAACAGGCCAAAGTGTTGAAGGTGCTGTAGAGATAGACGATATAGTTTCTGATATATTGTATTCTAAAAGAGGTGTAGTAGGTTTAGTAGAAGATTATTATAAAAAGTCTAAAGAATATAAAGATGCAGTTACGCTTGGGCAATTTATAGGAGACTCAAGACGTAGAGATTTTTATAGAGCCACAGAAATTGTAGCACCTTTATTAGGCGTTCAGTCAGAAGAGCAGTTGTCTGAAAAGCCAAAGCAAGATTTTAGTAAAGAAGAAAAGCAATCATTAAGACAAAGTTTTTTAGAACTAGGTGATGACTTAGGGATGGAAGAAGGAGGAGATTTTTATAATAAAGTTATAGAGAAGACCAAGAGAACACTAGGAACTAGATTAGGAGACGTAAGCTCAGGAGCATTTTTAAAGGCTATTAGAAAGTCAGCTATTGCTGATTTAGAAACTGATATTAAAAAGATAATGGGTACGCCAACAAGTGCTAAATATAAAAACTTTGTTGAAACTTATGTACCGGCTATCTTAGCTAAAGCTCAGCAAACAACATTGAACAAAAGATTAAATGGACTTACTGAGCCAGTGATAGATCCAAAGACAGGTAAGCAAGCTAGAACATTGACTGAGGAGTCTAGATCAGAAGGCTCAAGAGTTAAAGATCCATATGCTGGTAATCCTAAAAAACAATTAATACCAAATTTAACAACTAAAGATTTAACTAATTTCTTTATTAACACAGCAAGACCTGACGCTAGAAGAAACTCATTAGCTAAAGTAGCAGCTATTGAATTTACAGAAGATGCTTTAAGACAAGTGTTAGATTCTCAAGTAGAAGATAGCTTTGGTAGACAACCAGGTACTGAAGGTTATGTACCTACTACACTAGCTGAATTAAGAGCTGAAAAGTTTGGTAGAGATAATGTAGAGGCAGAGATTGCATTTATAGCTAGAGATTTAGGTAGAGGTGAAAATTATAGTTTTGCTAAAGATATAGTTTTAGAGCCAGATGATTTATCAGCTTTTATGTTAAAAGCAAACGAGCTGGTAGACATAGCTTACACCACTGGCTATAGAGACGAAGATGGTAATTATAAACCTGAATTTCAAGAAGCAATAGAAGGTGTAGATGATAATGTTATTAAGGCTATAGATATGCTGCTAGAAGAAGATCCTATGCTAGAGCAAGGTGGTGAGTTTGTTAAGGTAAATAAAAAGTTTTTAGAAGAAGCAGATGAAAAGCTTTTAAAACAAATAAATAATAAAGATCATATAATTACTAGCAAGATAAAAGGAAAAAGAACTATAAATAAAGCAGCTGCAAAAAGTATGAACAATTTTGCACAAAGAGTTGTTAAAATAGTAGACTCAGGTTTAATAGGTTCTTTTAATGAAAGTTTAGAATTTTTAGGTTTTAGTAATAGGTTGTTAGATCCTGCTAAGCAAAAGGAAGATGGCAGTATGGGAGCATACTTCATGGAGTATGTAAAAGCAAGATCATCTAAATTTAAAAAAGAAAATAACGTTAATACTAGCGACGTTATACCTATGAATAAAGATTTTACTAAGGTAAAAAATATATTAAAACCAATGCTTTCTACTGGTAGTGTAGAAGAAAAACTTTCTTTACTAAAAGAAAAAGAACAAAAAATAAAAGACGCAAATATAGCTAACATAGAGTTATTTAAAACTTTAATGTTAGAAATACAGGAAGATTATCAAAATGGTAAAAAAATAACACCACTACAGTTGTTTCAATTTTTTCAATTACAAACAGGTGCTGTTAAAGGTTTAAGAGCTTTAAGTGGTTTTGATTATTTATATTTAATAGACGGTAATCAAGATATAGAAAGCTTTAAAAACAAAAGACTTAGTAAAGAAAACTTCCTTAAGTTAGATACAGAACAACAAGATGCTTCTATTCAAGAATTTATAGACGAGTTTCCAGAGTTTAAAGATAGATATGATATAAGATTAAAACAAAATATAAACGCTATTAATAAAAAAACTGGTAAGAAAAAATATACTTTAGAAGAAGCTAAAGTTCAAGCAGCGTTTGGTACAAAACCTTCTGCTTATGTAGATTTAATAACTAAAGGAGAACACTTAGTTCCTAATTCTATAACTATGACAGAGCTTTTTCAAGGCATGTTAAAAGGAACTTTAACAGATGCTTCATTAGATAAAATTCTATCTGGCCATACTCAGTTTTTTGGACCTAATTACGTTGCGGATCTTATAGATGCTAAAGGAATAGAAGGTGGTCCAAAAATAGCTTTAACAAGTCCAGAAGGAATATTAAGACTTACTAAGTTTTTAAAGAATCAAACTGGAATAAGTAATAACATATATTCTATAAACGGAGAAAAAGCTTACAAACAGATACTACAGAAAGAAATATTTGATAAAAAAGTAAAGATATTGGAAAAATCTGCAAGCCAAGCAAAAGATATAGATGTTGATTTATTAAAAAGCTCCGGTGTTTTAGAGGTTAATGAAGACATGTCTATGGAGGAAGTTTTAAGTAAAGCTGCTACAATAGATAAAGCTTTAAGAATAGCTCGTGATCCTAATGCTCCTGTTAAAAAGATTAGGGTGTTTGATTTTGATGACACACTAGCTACTAGTAATAATATAGTTTTAGCTACATCGCCAGATGGTGAAGTTAGAGAGTTAAATGCAGAAGAATTTGCAGCTGAAGGTTTTGATTTAAAAAACCAAGGTTATGATTTAAATTTTGATGACTTTAATAATGTAACTGATGGTGCTAGGGGACCTTTATTTGATATAGCTCAAAAGATTAAAGATGCTAGAGGAACAGATGATGTTTTTGTTTTAACAGCAAGAGCTCCACAAGCTGCACCTGCTATTTATGAGTTTTTAAAGTCTCAAGGTTTAGAAATACCATTAAAAAATATAACAGGTTTAGGTAATTCTACTGGAGAAGCTAAAGCTAATTGGATCATAGGAAAAGCAGCTGAAGGTTATAATGATTTTTACTTTGCTGATGATGCTGCAGCTAACGTAGCTGCTGTTAAAGAGTCAATGAATCTTTTAGATGTTAAATCTAAGACTCAACTAGTAAAGAAAAATGAAATAAAGTTTAGCAAAGAGTCTACTTCCTTAAAATGGGAAACTGACGATGCAGGTAATATGAAAACCACTTTTAATATAGGTGATAAAAAATATAATTTTAATTTAGACGCTAGAGATAGTCAGGGAAGCTTTGACGTAGAGTTTGATCTTGATGGTAGACAAGATATTACTGGCACTGGTGATTCTGTTAAGGTTATTAAAACTGTTTACAATGGTTTGTTAAATGCTATAGGTCAAAACGAAAACATAAATAAAATTGAATTTTCTGCTAAAAAATCAGAACCAAGTAGAGTTAAACTATATACTACTTTAATGAACAATGTTGCTGAAAGATTAGGCTGGGAAACAGATGTATGGGAAAGTAATGATTTTATAACACCAGAAAATAGTGGTTATGATTTTGAAATAACAAAACCAAGAAAAAAGCAAGAAGGTCCAGTTAAAAAAGTATTAGACGTTGTGGATGTTAAGTCTGAAGTTCAGCAAGCTAGCCAAGCTAAAGATTTAAACTTAGATTTTAATGATATAATTGAGCAAAAAACAGGTATTGCATCTCAAAAAGAATACTCTAAAGCAAAAGCAGAAGTTAGAGGTTCTAAAAGAGATAAGTTTCAATTTTTTATACCTTACTCTGCTGAGGATTTTACAGGTTTAATATATCCATTGTTAAGTAAGGGTAAACTAGGTGATTCACAACTGGCTTGGTTTAAAAAGAATTTATTTGATCCATTTTCAAGAGGCCAATTAAATCTACAAACAGCTAGATTAAATCTAATGGAAGATTTTAAAAAGCTTAAAAAAGATTTAGACGTACCTAAAGACTTAAATAAAGAAGCAGTAGATGGTTTTACCAATGAACAAGCAGTAAGAGTTTACTTATGGAACAAGCAAGGTTTAGAAATACCTGGATTATCAAAAACAGATACTAAAGAATTAAACTCTATTGTAGAAAATAATCCTACTTTAAAAAGCTTTGCTGATCAATTAGTAATGATAAACAAAAGCCCATATCCTTCTCCATTAAGAGACTGGTTAGTTGGTAATATAACTACTGACTTAATGAGAGGTTTGAAAGAAACTAAAAGACCTGAATACTTACAAGAGTGGCAAGAAAATGTAGATATTATATTTAGCGAAAAGAATTTAAACAAGCTTGAAGCAGCTTACGGACCTAGATATAGAGAAGCTATGGAAAACATACTTAAACGTATGAAGTCAGGTAGTAACAGACTACAAGAAGGTAATAGATTAAGTAATAGAATATTAAATTATATTAATGGATCTAACGCTGCTATAATGTTCTTTAACACTAGATCAGCTATATTACAAACAATATCTTCTATAAACTTTTTAAACTGGGATTTTAATAATCCTTTAAAAGCTGGCGCTGCATTTGCTAATCAACCTCAATACTGGAAAGATTTTATGACATTGATGAACTCTGATTTTTTAAAAGACAGACGTAATGGACTAAAGATAAATATAACAGAATCTGAAATAGCAGATGCTGCAAACACTAGTAAGAACAAAGCTAAAGGAGTTTTAAATTACATACTTTCTAAAGGTTATGCACCAACTCAATATGCAGATAGCTTTGCTATTGCTACTGGTGGTGCTACGTTTTATAGAAACAGAATAAAAGATTTAATGAAAAAAGGTTTTACAGAAGCAGATGCCAAAGCAAAAGCTATGGAAGAGTTTATGGAAAAAACTGAAGAAAACCAACAGTCTAGTAGACCTGATAAAATATCTCAACAGCAGTCAAGTGATTATGGTAGATTAATACTTATGTTTGCTAACACACCTATGCAATATGCTAGATTACAGAAAAGAGCGATTCAAGACTTAACGGCTGGTAGAGGTGATAGCAAGTCTAATGTAAGTAAAATAATATACTACGGTGTAGTTCAAAATATTATATTCAATGCACTGCAACAAGCTGTGTTTGCTTTAGGGTTTGGTGATGACGAAGAAGATGAAAAGAAAAATGAAAAAGCTCTTGACGTAGCTAATGGCATGGCAGACTCTTTGTTAAGAGGATTAGGTGTTGCTGGTGCTGCTGTATCTGTAGTTAAAAACTTTTTATTAGACATATACGAAAGATCTGGAAGAAAAAGACCTGAGTATGTTGATTCAATATATAAGCTACTACAATTTTCACCGCCTATAGGTTCTAAAATATCTAGGTTAAGACAAGCAACATGGCAGTTTGATTCTAAAAAAAGAAGACAACAGATGATGGATGAAGGTTTTAGCATGACAAACCCAGCTTTTTTAGCTTCTGCGAAAGTTGTATCTGCTACTACTAACATACCTTTAGATAGAATATTATTAAAGTACGATAACTTGTCTTCAATAATGGATGAAGATACAGAAACATGGCAAAAGATAGCGTTAGCTAGTGGTTGGCCTAAGTGGACTTTAGAAACTAAAGCTCAGAAAGATCAAGAATCTTTAGATTACTTAATAAAAGATCCTAAAGGTTATAAAGCTTGGGAACAAAAATCTATATTAAAACAATTTGGTTTAAAATCTTATGAAATTAAAAGATTTAAAAATGAGGAATCAAGAGTTAAAGAAATATTAAGATTACAGAATAAAAACAATAAAAACTTTCAACCTCTAGAGTCAGACAAACCTGAAACTAGAGAAGAGAAAGCAGCTAGAAAAGCTGAAATATTAAGAAAAGCAATTGAAAAAAGATATAAATAAAATGGCTAGAACAAAAAAAGTAGTAAAAGACGCTTGTTACAAGAAAGTAAAAGCAGCAGTTAAAGTTTGGCCTAGTGCTTATGCGTCTGGTCAACTAGTACAGTGTAGAAAAAAAGGTGCAGCCAACTGGGGAGTAGGTAAAAAAGATTAAGATGTTTAGTAATTTTAACATAGAAAAATTTAAAAACAAAAAACCGCCTAAAGATAACTCATTAGAAACTTTTAAAGAGTTAAAAGAAATAAGTAAGTTAAGAGATGACGAGGGTTTTGTTAGAGAAAATGATGACGTTGATAAGTGCTTTGTTGACATAGTTGGCAATGATGAAGAAATATCAAAAATATCTCAAGCATCTTTACCTGTAATTAAAAAATTAAAAAATTATTTTAATAGACCTAGGCCTAAGCAACTTGCTAAAAGTTTTGGAATTAAAATAAAAGATGTTGAATTAAAGTCTATGAAAACACCTTCTTATCCTTCAGGACATTCTGCTCAAGGTTATTTATTAGCTGAAGTTTTAAAAGATAAATATCCTGAAAAGTCTAAAGAATTAAATAAGAAAGCAGAAGACATATCATATAGTAGGAATATAGCTAAAGCTCATTATAAGTCAGATTCAAAACTAGGAAAACAACTAGGTTTAGAAATGTATAAATATTTAAAAAATGGCAAATAAAATAAAAGGAGGCGGCACTAGAAAAGTTTGTTTACCTGCTTCAAAAGTAAGATCAATGTCTAAAGAAGAAAGACAAAAGGTTGTTAATGCCAAAAAGAATGCTGCTTCAAGAGGTAAATACAGACGTAGTTCTAAAAGTAATATAAAAGGTGCTCGTAAAAAAGGAGCAACTTTAAAAGACTGGTTTGATAAAGAAAACTGGATAAATGTAGCTACAGGTGAACCTTGTGGCAAGTAGTAAGGAACAATAAAATACTGGGCACCATACCCAAAGTTCCTGTAACCAAAAAAGGGGATCTCATTACGAGGTCCCCTTTTTATTTGTGGAGAATATCAGAGTCGAACTGATGACCTCCTGCGTGCAAGGCAGGC